CTTGATTACCAATGACATCTTGTGCTGATTCACCAGATTCCGTTAGTTCTTTTGTATTTTTGTTATACATCATCAATACAATCTCAGACTTACCTTCATAGTCAGGTCTATAACGAACTGGTGATATATAAAGTGAACCATCTAGAGTTGCATCAACCACAGTATTACTGGCATTTAGAACGATCGTATTTTCACCCTGGTCTTCTTGAACATGTTTACCAAACCTAATTTTAGTTGACCTTTCAATGGTCGGCAAGGTCTTGACCATTTAATATATGGTTGTATTTTAATTTGCATAGAGTAGACCTGCCATCCCATTTTCCACTCTCAATATGTTATAGTTTACTGCATATATTGGGTCATTGATATTCATAGACTCACTCATGATAGTTGCCGAAGCGAGGCGACTGAAGTTGAGTGTTCCTGTGGGTTGGAGAGAACTTGTTGAGAGGCAGAAGCAATAGAGAAAGAAATCGGGGGAAGTTACGAAGTTTGTGTGATAATAACTCGTGACGTCTATAAAATGTGGTCTACCCCATCTATAGTTGCCTACATCGAGACCGTTAATGTTTAACTTAATCTTATTCGTTGGGGATGTGAGCGCACCATCTGTCGTTGTATCGGATGAAGCAAGATATTTAACAGGGTGGTTGAATGTGAGTTCTTGAACAAGAGCATTTGATGGAACATTTTTCTGAACCTGGGTGATGAGAAGATCATGTTTTCTAGATGCAACCTGACCACGCTCTTCGTTGTCCAAATAGAAGTAATTTGCATAACACTCTACGTTATAGTTTGAAGCTGCTGTGGCCCAATGGATCCTAAGTTCGACATTGTGATAGTTTAGGGCTACAAGGGGTATAGCACACTGTGGCCCCTCACAAAAGAAGAAACGAAGGGGATAGAAGAAAGAGCGAGCACTTATACCTGGGTGTGTACCATTAGAACTCTTTGATACATTTTGAGCAAATGTATCGATAGCAATCTTCTCTGTGAAGATTGCATCTTGAGTGTCAATAACGGAACCACCTATAAGAAGTTCTACTTTGTCGATAATGGTGTCCCATCGTTGAATATCGAGGGCCTGGTTGGTATCATCGAGTGTAAAATACACATAACTGAGAAGATCACCCGATCTCTCGAACTGAATACTGGACATAGAATTGTTTTTCACCGCTCCATGGATGGTTTGTTTTTCAATGGACTGTGAAAAATTAGCATGCCTTTTGAATGTTGAACTGAAGAAAGATATTTCGGGGTTGCCCATGATATATTTATCCTGGGCACCTACGGCAATCAATTGAACAACACCTGCGGACATGGTAATACTAATTTAAGGGGAGAAAAATTACAGGTTGGGTTTTCTACAGACAAAACGAATAACCAAAAAATTGTTTTCGGCGGGATTTGGTGGTGTTATAAGAACACCACTTTGATTACGAATACTGACAGTGAGACGGTCAATGCTACGAATGGGGTTTACGTATTGCACAGCAATTGGGTAATCATCTTTGAAACTTATTATACCAGTATCATCTGTAGTCACAATACTAGCAAAAGATTTTCGAAGCATACCTAGTGATGCCTGACCTTCATAAACATTGGTAGCGCGATCATTAAATGTAGAATTCAACTCATCAATGGAAATATAACAATGTTCACTTCCATTAGCTGGTGTGACTGTATTAATTCGAGCGGCTAGAAGTCGAGCCTGTACAACATTTTTTAGAGGCTGACTCAAAAAACACGTCCATGTATTTGCGCTAGTCTGATTAAGAGTATCAATTGTAATGGTATGATATTCATAATTTAGGTCTGGAATCATCTCCGTTGGTGAAGTTATCAAAGCCATTTATTATTAGATTAGATTAAAGATCCACCAATTCCATCCTCAATCTCATATCCAGCATGAGCACTCACGAGCGCCTGGGCACCACAGAGACCACCTGGAGTGAGACCAACCGAGTAAGGGCTGTCTTTCTTACCCCCACCGGCAACACACTCGACATCAGGCTTGAGGTCAAAAAGAGATTCCTCACTGACAGGTGCAATAGTAATTGGCCTGGGCTGATACTTGGCGGTTTTCACGGACATCATCGACAGGACAAAGATGAGGGTCATCAATGTGGCGATAGCCATGAGAGCATTTCGATCACTACGATTTAAGTTAAGTTTGAACATTTATAATAGACTTAGATTTTTTTAAAGTGCGTTAAAGAGATTTTCTTAGTTTCTAAATAGACAGTAGATGGACGAAGAAATCGTACTTGACAGAGGTCAAACAACTGTGATGAAATTAGACGCTGACGAACAGGCTCTTATGGATGAAATTCAAATTTCTGCACCTCGTTCAAACCCGGTTCCTCGACCCACAAGGCCAATGCAGAGACCTACCCAATCTTCTCAAGCTCAGGAGGCTATGGATGCTTTTGTAAATCCCAATAAACAGAGCGCTCCAGCTCAGCCCCAACAGGATGAGGAAATTGATTATGGCGAGGATGAACCAATGATGTTTGATGATGATGAACCAATGGGACCTGGTCCAGGTGGTGAAGGAGAACAACCTTCCAAGGGGTATACATCAATTGACGAGGAAAAGGCGGACCTTGTCAATAAACTTGGACGTTTAGAAAAGAAGGGTTTTGCAGTCAACAAGCGCCTGAATGCATACTCAGGTGTTGATGAACTAAGGTCGGAGGTGAAGAGGATTACATACAGTATTGATGTTGAACAGTCGGTTCGTTTCTCTCGTCGTATGTTGGTTGCCTGTGTGACCGGTCTTGAGTTTTTGAATAAGCGCTACAATCCATTCGAGGTTCAACTTGAGGGTTGGTCTGAGTCTGTGATGGAGAATGTTGATGACTATGATGGCGTATTTGAGGAACTTTATGTGAAATATCGCTCAAAGGTCAGTGTAGCACCAGAAGTCAAGTTGATTATGATGCTTGGTGGTTCTGCGATGATGTTCCACCTGACCAACAGTATGTTCAAGTCTGTGATGCCTAACATGAATGATGTCATGAAGCAGAACCCAGACTTGGTGAAGAACATGATGGCGGCGGTTCAGAATACAACACGTAATACTGGTGGTCCAGCGGTGGATGCACCAGTGGGTGGTACGGGGCAATACGAGATGCAGGGTCCTGGACTCGACATCTCTAGTCTCATGGGTGGGATTTCCATGCCACCCCCACCACCAATGAACACCTCAATGGGTCAGGGTCCTTCGGCGCCTCAACCTGTCGATGAGGATGACGACCTCTCTGATATTATGTCCATCTCAGGGGACTCCACTGGGGGTGAGGTCAAGGAGGTGAATGTTGGTACCGGTAAACCCAAGCGAACTCGACGAAAGAAGAAGACAGAAATTAATCTCTAAACTTATATAAATGATAGCGTATTGTCCGCTTGAGGAGCTCGAGCCTCCAGTCCGACAGCAAGAAGTTGTCACTGAAGCAAAGGCCGAACCTGTAAAGGCACAGGTTGGCCGTGAAGAAACTGAATTAAATTACGTCATCATGGCTTTCATTGTTGGCGTAGTTGCACTAGCCATCTCTGATTCCATCAGGGCGTAAATGTTGAATCTACCGCGGGGTACCACCATCCCTCGTAGTAAATTTAGTATGAAAATCCAACCAATAAATTTTGACCACCAGTCGCATTGTCAAGCGCTGAAGTTGTATCTGTAGCTTTTTTTGTAATTCTAGAAAGTCCACCATTAACAGCGGAGGTGACTTCAACTGATAAATCGTAGGCGTAACTTGGACCGTTAAGTATATCTTTAATTACTGGCTGTATGTTAATTGCACGGGTACCAACCGATATAGTGGGACTCCATGGGTTCGGATTTGTAGCACCCATTATGGTTGTGGAACCCAGAGCTATATCGTACATAGAACCTGTGGATCCATCATGTGTTCCACCAGACACATCGAGAATCATCGTACTTGTGTTGCGTACATCACTTCCTCCACCGGTTTCGCGTAATACCGCTATGATTTTAGCATAAAATGTATTTGGTCTAAATACAAACTGTATATCTTGCCCGTTACCACTAACGATGACATTCGAATGACTATACTTCTTTGACGCAACCTGGTCAGAGTTTGTGATGACACCACCATTCACGTGGAGAACAGTATTTGCAACCGCACCATCTAAACCAATTGGGAAACCACCACCAGAATTAAAGCCAGATCCTCCAAAATTTAGGTTACCACTGATAGATAAATCACCTACGACATCTACATTACTGTTGAGGAAGGTTGTGTTTTTCGAACCGGTTCTCAATGGGTTTATATGTACATTACCAGTGGTATCCGCATAAATGTTTGCACTCCCAGCAGTGGTTGTGAGTTCGATAGTCGCGTTACTCGAGGCACTTTGTATACGAGCCATGGCATCATAGACATGAAGCTTTCTCTGGGGATTGAGTGTACCTATACCAACATCACCCGTGTGTGTAATATGGACACCATCCGTTTCTGTACCGTTATCGGTACCACCAATTACGATACCAGAAAGTGAAGTAGCTGAGTCCCTGAAACCCTTCACATAACCACCATAATTCTCAGTGGTGTATAGAAGAATTCCTGACTTTTTAGTGAATGTACCCGAACTCGGGTGAGGACTCTCAAGTTTTAGGAGTGTTTGGTCGGTTGTGTTTGCGTTATAAATATGTACATTGGCATCTATAGTTCCGGTGTTATCTTCGTCGCCACCCACACCTATACCAAGTCTACCAAGTGCATCGAAACGGGCGAACTCAGAATCTTGACTAGAATTAATCTGATGGGCAAACGAAATTGCACGACGGACATTTCCGTTTTTAATACTTCTAAGTACGTTCACAGAGTCAGAACCATCCGATGGGGAAGTAGTCACGAACGATAAACCAGTCAGTGTGAATGCACCACCACCAGCGAACTCGATATCACCGTTTACTACGAGTTTTGTATTTGAACCACGCCCCACTGCGTCTGAACGTTTACCACCAA